GTACGCACCAAAAATATTGTTACCCATAAACAGCTTATCAACAGGAAGTTAGCAAAATGCCAACCAAAAAACCAACCTTAGCGCCTCGAATCACACTCGTAAAGCTCGCCGACATAACGCCTTACGAAAACAACCCGCGCAACAATGACGCGGCGGTAAAGCTTGTAGTTGCATCAATCAAGGAATTCGGTTTCAGGGTTCCGCTCGTGCTCGACTCCAATCGCGTCATTGTTTGCGGCCACACGCGCTACAAGGCCGCTCAGGAGATGGGCCTTAATTCCGTGCCGTGCATCATCGCGGACGACCTCACGCCTGCACAGGTGAAAGCGTACAGGCTTGCAGACAACAGGGTGGGCGAATCGACGGAATGGAACATGGACCAACTTGCCGAAGAGGTTGCCGGATGCATTCCCGACTTCGACATGACGGACTTCGGATTCGCGGAAATAGGCGACACGGTGCCGGATGTCGCCGAAGAATACAAAGAAATGCCGGAATGCGAGAATGAAAACCAGCTCGGCATTCACATCACAGTCTACTTCAAAACCGAAAAAGACAAGCTTGATTTTGGCTCAAAAATCGGGCAGGAACTCCGGCCGCGTCAATCATCGACGTGGTTCCCGGCAAAGGATGCGAAATGAAAACCAGATACCCGATTTACATCATATCGAAATGGCGATGGGAATCGCGCATGACTTCGAAGGCGCTAGAGAAGATGGGCGTCGAATACAGAATTGTGATAGAACCGCAGGAGCTTGCGCAGTATTCGGCGGTTATCGACCCTTCAAAAATTCTCGTCTTGCCATTCTCAAACCTTGGGCTTGGCGGAATCCCGGCGCGAAACTGGGTATGGAATCACGCGATATCGGAGGGCCATAAAAGGCACTGGATACTTGATGATAATATTCGCCGCTTTCTAAGGTACAACCACAATAAAAAAACGATATGCGAAGACGCGGAGTGCTTTACCGCGCTTGAAGACTTCGTTGATAGATATTCTAACGTACCCATGGCAGGGCTTCAATATGCAATGTTCATTCCGGAGCAATGCAACAAGCCGCCGATCATTTTCAACACGCGAGTTTATTCCTGTATTCTTCTAGGTAATGAAAAGAAGTACGAGCGATTCAGATGGCGAGGGCGGTACAACGAAGACACAGACCTTTCATTGAGATTTTTAAAGGCCGGATGGTGCACGATTTTAATGGATTCCTTCCTTGCCGAAAAAATGGCGACAATGAAAATGAAGGGCGGAAACACCGAGGCGCTCTACAAGCTTGGCGAAGTGGACGTGCGGCTACTCATGGCGCAATCATTGCAAAAGCAGCACCCCGACGTAGTTTCAATTAAGCGCAGATATGACCGCTGGCAACATGTGGTTGATTATAGTAAATTCAGGGGAAACAAGCTGAAAAAAATCTAATCCATGGAAAACATCACGCTCCAAAAAGTTCAGGCGCTTGCGATGTCCGGCGGCAAAGACCCCGAAATAGTCGCGGCGCTGGGGCGTGGCATGACGCCGGACGAGCGCGAGGCCGTCAATCGTGTAAGGATGGCGGCGAAGCTCAAGCGGCAGGCGGCACGGCAGCGCGGGCCGCTATCCGCGTCGCAGAAGATGCGGGACAGCCGCAACCGCGACCGCCTCGTACCCTATGCCGAACCAGAAGACGCGGAGAGGCGCAAGCGGCTAGAGGCAGACCCTCCTGAATGGTTGCGCTGGTATCTGGAAGACCGATTTCCCTATCCGTTCGGCGTCGGACATCTCGAAATAATCAGCGCAGGAATCCGCGCAATCATCGCCGGAACTCCCATCACCGCCGCCGCTCCTAGAACGTTCGGCAAAACCTCGTTGCTTTGGGGCGTTAGTCTCTACGCGGTTCTCTCGGGCCTTTGCCGCTTCCCGGTCCCGATTGGCTGGAAGCAAACCGCCGGATCGGAATTGCTCGATCAATGGTTGACAGCCCTTTCAGAAAACGACCGCCTAGCCGCAGATTATCCTTGCCAGTGTAACCCGTTCCGTGAATCAACCGCAAGCCTACGCCTGAAAGGAATCTTGCGGCAGATAGACCCGCCTATTAAGGCCGGATGCAACGTCCAGAAGGGGCGCGGCGTCGTCGTCCTGCCCGACGTGAAAGAGCTTTCGACGGGCCGCACAATGCCGCAATGCGCCCTTGCCGGACGATCAATCAACGGGTCAATCAAGGGCTTGAACGTCGGCTTGCTCGACGGCTCTACCTTGCGGCCGGATATCGCCATGCTTGACGACCCTCAGGACGAGGACACCGCCGCAAGCCCGACGCTGGTTAAGAAGGTGCTGAAGAAAATCGACTACAGCATACGATCCCTATCAGGCCCCCGCCGCCGTATAACCGTAATGGCTACGGTTACACGCATGAACGAGGGGGATGTTTCGCAGGCCCTACTCGAACGACCCGGCACAGAGGCAATCATAATCAGTCAAATATCAGAGTGGCCGAGGGGCTGGACTGATAAAGACTCGAAGACGCGGGAACTTTGGGACGAATGGAACCGCCAGCGGATAGACGGCCTTCTGATGCACGACGGCGGAGAGGCGGCGCGTGTGTTCTATGCCGCGAACGTTGCCGAGCTTACAGAAGGCATGAAGGTGTCATGGGAGGAGCGATACCAAATAGGCGACGACAAACGGCCGGGAGACCCAAGCCCGCTGTTCTCTTCAATGTGGGACTTCTACGATTTGGGGGAAGCCGCTTTCATGGCCGAGCGCCAGAACAAGCCGCTTGTGGAGGGCGTCACAATCAACGCCGTATCCGCAAGCATCATCAGATCCCGCGTTGACAAGACCCGACACCCCGGCGTCGTCCCCGAGTGGGCGAAAATCATCATCGCATCAAGCGACGTCAACCCGTCATACGCAATTTCAACCATTGTTTTCGCGTTCGGAAATGATCAACGCTCGGTGATTTTGTGGTATGGAACGCATCCGATGGAATGCAAGTTCGAGTGGACTGACGCGCAGAAAAAGAGCTACATATCAAACGAGCTTGCAAGGCACGGTAAGGAGATTGCCGCCCTGCCGTGCAAGGCGACGGACTGGATTATTGACGGTGGCGGTTCTCCTGAAAACACCGTGATTGACTTCGCCGCAACCGTCCAGCGACTCTTTGGAATCTCGGCAATCACGGCTTTCGGACGTGCGGGAAAGCAGTACACAACCCGCGAAAAGAAGGAATACGGCGTCAAGGTTCGGGAGCAAGCGCACGTTGTCAGGGCGTCCACCTTACGGCAGTGGGTGATTTGGAATGAACACTATTGGCTTGAACAAGCCGGTCTTGCATGGACCGGAACGCCATCCGCTCCGGGATCATGCGAACTTCCGGCGGGCAATCATGACGAATTCGCCGAACAAGCAAGCCGCGAATACATCACGGGCAAGGTGGAGTTAAACGGGCGCATGATTTACGATGTGAAAAGGTCAACACTCAAGCACGACTTCGGCGACTGCATGGCGCAGGGCTATGCTTTCGCGGCGGTGCTTGGGATCGGGACGGGCGGTAGTGTCGATGTTAAAGAATCACGCCGCAAAAAATACACACAAGCCGAACTTCGGAGGGCGTAAACAATGGAATCAGACAGCGGAAAGCGCAAGGTATGGCCTACGGATTACACGACGCCGTGCGATACCGTCGGCATCTCATGCCCGAAATGCGGGTGCAAACGTTCGGCGGTCCATTACGTCAGAAACCGCGAAGGCGGGAAGCGAATCAGGCAGCGGACCTGTGGAAATTGCGGCAAGAGCTATCGAACTTACGAACATATTTAAGCCGTAAATTACATATATGTAATAAAGTGTTTTCGAGGTATTGACATGCGGTTTTGCGTGTGCTAAAAGCTCTCACCAACAAGGAGCGCAAATGGCCGCAACAACCCCAAAAGAGCGAATCGCAGAGCTTGTAAACAAGGCGCAAAGCACATCGAGCGACGTTGGCAGCCGGACAGAGGTTTCGATTCCCGACGCCATCGCCGCTGATAAGCACCTCGCCAAGTCTGCTACTCCCGGTAAGCGCATGGGTATCCGAATGGGTGTCATGCGCGGCCCTGCTCAATACTGAAATGCCTAGCAAAACCGCACAATCAAAACCGACCCCTCGCCGCGTTTTCAGCGCGGACGATGCAAGCAGCCGCCGGATTGTTGCGCGTTTTGACGTTGCACAGCATACCGACGAAAACGCAAAGCTTTGGGAGGGCGTTGATTCTTTGTCAAGCGCCGCCGCGAATTCGCCCGCCGTGCGCAAGATCACCCGCGAACGCGCCCGCTATGAAATCGCAAATAACAGCTATGCGGCCGGAATCGTATCGACAAAGGCGAACGACATCATAGGGCCTTCCATCCAACTCCAGCTTGGAGATACGACGATAGCGGAACAGGCCGAAAAGGACTTCGAGAAGTGGGCAAAGGAAACTAAGCTTTGGTCCAAAATCCGAACGATGCAGCACGCCAAGATATCGGACGGTGAATCCTTCGCGATGTTCGTCACGAATCGCCGCCTTGCCGGGGAAATCAAGCTTGATATCCGTGTTCTCGAATGCGACATGATAGAAGGATGGATTGGCAATGTATTACGCGAAGACGAAATAGACGGAATCAAATTCGACGCGGCGACAAATCCGATTGCATACAGACTTTTGAAGGTGCATCCCGGCGACTACCGGAGCATTTCAACCGGGGCGGGCGAATGGATTCAGCGCAAGTTCATGATGCACTATTTCCGCGCAGACAGGCCGGGACAGGTGCGCGGAATCTCTGAAATCATAGCGGGGCTTTCACTGTTCGGACAGCTTCGGCGGTTCACGACGGCGGTTATCGAAGCGGCTAGCCGTGCGGCTGAAATCTCCGCAATCATGCAAACCGACCTTGTGCCGGACAGCGTGGCCGCAGAGCTTGCCGACCCGGTGACCGTGCTTGACGTTGAACGCAATTCCATCCTTTCACTTCCCGAAGGCTGGAAACTTTCACAACTCAAAGCTGAACAGCCGACCACGACATATTCCGAATTCAAGCGCCAGATAATCAATGAGGCCGGGCGGTCCTTGAACATGCCGCTTAACGTAGCAATGTGCGATTCAAGCGGATACAACTACGCAAGCGGACGCCTAGACCACCAGACCTATGATAGATCGATTAACATCGAGCGCCAAGACCTCGCGGACGACGTGCTTGATAGAATCTACGCCGAATGGGTGACCGAGTATTCAGCCCGCAAATCATTGAGCCGCGAACAGGTTGCCGAGATCACCGACCACACGTGGAACTTTTCAGGCCGCGACCATGTTGACCCGGCGAAAGAGGCGAACGCAGACAACACGCGCTTTGCAAACGGATCACTCACGAAATCCGCATACTATGCGAAGCGCGGGCAGGACTGGAAGCGCGAAGAAAAGCAGAGAATCCGGGAGCTTGTGACACAAGAAATGCTTTGGAACGAAGCGCGGGAAGCGGCGGGACTTGCGCCCGCTCCATATCCCGGCTTGACGAATCAGCAGACGCCGGAACAGCCGACAATTCAAGACATCGAAGAGGAAATCGAGGAGACGAACAATGCCAAAACAGAATAACACCGACGACGCCGACCGCAAGATTATAATGGCCGGATTTTGCACGATTGAAGCCGCCGCGCCAGTGAAAGAAGGCGAAGCGCCGAAGCTTCCGCGAATCACCATGGAGGCGTACAACGGCGGAAAGATGAACGTCCGATGGTGGGGCGACGTTGTGGTAGACCTTGCCGGAATGCGGACATCCGATATCGTGCCGATTCTATACGCACATTCGACGTATTCGATTGACGACATAGTAGGGCAGACAGACAAGGTGACAAGCGTCAAAACACTGACCGCAACAGGAACCGTCATGGGGTCAAGCGAAACCGTTAAAAGCATGTTGGGCCTCGCCAAAAACGGCTTCAAGTTCCAGATGTCGATTGGAAACACGCCGACCAAAACGAGGGACGTGCCGGACAACGAGGAAGTGGAAGTTAACGGGCAAACGATTCGCGGCCCCTTCACGCTCATTGTCGAATCAGAACTTAACGAAATCTCA